CGCATCCAATCACGATCAACAGCATCCATCTGATTTTGTGTAGTCTTCTGGTAGTGCTGATTGCGTTGATCTGCCAATTCTTGCGGAATACGAGCCAATACAAGACCGCCGACACCTATGATGCCTGCGTTTCGCCCTTCATCCACAACTGGACCTGTATAATCTGGATATTCCTCTGCACGAACGAGTTCATATCCCTCTTGCCGTCGCTTATGTACGTTAGTTTTGTCATCAAATTCCATCACGGATTCGCGAATCCAACGATGTTTATAGCCCAATGGGGCTTCCGGAGCGTCTAAAGCTGTACCGGGTTTCCAAACTTGGCGCTCTTCGCGCTCCCGCGTTTGAGTGTCGCGTGAAATACGATCAGCCATATCAGTCTCTCCGATCTGCAAGTTTTTGAACTTCCGCAGCATATTTATCCAAGGGAATACCTAACTTTTCAGCTAATTTCACTTGACCGGGATTAAGATCTACTTGCTTTTTACGTCCATTTACCAGTGAACGACTACCGTTCCCTGAAGGAGTAACAGATTGGACGTTTTTCTTGTTACTCTGAAACTTGTTTGGCAATTCCTGACGTATCCGCTTATCAATTTCCGCGTAGTATTCATCGGTTGTGGGGTTATACCCCTCTTCCGCAACAAGCGTTTCGTGAAGTCCACGCGCTACACTGGTCATAATGCGATCTTTGCCAAACCAAGTATTCTTTTCAAGCCAAGACTCTAACTTTGGATCACGCTGTTGTTGGCGTGGCTGTTCTGGTTGAGGTTGTGCTTGTTGTTGTGATTGAGCTTGAGATTTACTTTTTTGAACGCGAAGACGCTCTTTCTCAATAGCAATTTGAGCGATTGCTGATTGAGCATCAGCAACTTTGTCATAATCCCCTGCTTCATGTGCCTCTGCTAATGCACGTTTTGCCTGAACTTCTTGAGAAGAAATACGACCCTCATATTCAGACATGTATCCTTTATCTAAAGTAGAAAGTCTTTGTTTATACTGTTCGTTTTGAGCCTGCATTTGCCTTGCATACTCAACCGCCGCAGCCGCTTCTTCTTCAGCTTGCTTTCGCGCTGCAGTTAATTGCCTAATTCTGCGCTGTGGATCATTTTTCTTTTTATTAGGAGACTCATAATCCCTAAGTTCCTGTTCATCATCAGCGTCTGTACTTGAAAGCTCCTGCTGCTCTTCAGAATCTTCAACAACCTCTGAATCATCCTCTATTTCTACGGATGTTACTTCTTCAATTTCTTTTTCTTGGGCTTCTGCCTGCATAACAAAAACTCTCCTCTGTTATCTTATACATACGAAATGTCTTTGGGGTCAAGTATTGTGGCTATAATATTATCGTCATTTATAATACGAACCTCAAGTCCTTCCACTTTAAACCTATTTCCGGCATATCTTCCTATAAGAACCCAATCTTTTTCAGAACACCACGAACCAGTTGGGAATTTCTGGGAGTCTTGGTATGCATCGGGACCAAGTTTTACAACATATGCTGCTACAGTTGCAAATGCTTCACGATCTCTAACTTGATCCGGAACATAAACACCGCCTTTTGTTTTCTCACTTGGGTAATAAGGAATGATTAACATTCTGTAGCCAGTTGGCTGTGGAAGACGCTCTAATGCTGAGGCTTCCATTTGAGAAGGATCACTCTCATTCTTGCTTTCTTCTTTATCTTTTCCAAAAGCGGTCTTTATAGGTCTAGGGATATTCTCCATATCCTTTGGTTTTACTGCCATGTGGTCAGGTACATATAGTTTTTTAGTCATCTGCAAACTCGATATTTTTCATTGCTGTTTTGATCTCTTCTTCCATGAACGTTAAACCTTTAACTTGCCCAACTGCATACCTATACTCATCAAACGAACCAATGTTACCTGTGCCTAAAGACACCTGTATGTCATCACGACGTTGACGTAACTTTTTGTAGAGGTATTCAGCTAGATTTAGTGCGTCCATAAGATCTCCATACTAGGACATTATACAATTCATCGGAGAACACAAGTATTTATCCCAAGGTTTTAGAAAATACCTTGAAATCTTTGGGGTCTAGCTATTTTACTAAAGCGTTTTATTACGCTGCCATTAGTCTTTTTTTGCGGTTTTCTTTTTGGCAGGAGCTTTCTTTTTAGGGGCCGCTTTCTTTTTAGGTTTTTCAACCCATGCTTCGTTTTCTGGAGTGCTTGGGTCATCTGGTATATAATGTCCTTGGTCATTACGGGCGCGAACCATTTCTGTTGCCACCTCTGGATTAGCCATTGCCTCTCTTCTGGCTACCTTCTTTTCCTTTTCTACTTCAATCATTTTGGCTCTTATACTACTAGTCATTGTCTAGCTCCTTTTGTTTGTGCATTGATAGCCGCGATGTCTCTCTGTGTCTGAATACGATCTTCAGCTACTCGTGTTTTATCGGCTAAAGCGTCTTGCTGTAAATTTAGCCTCTCTTGAGCCAAACTAGCGTCCATCATTTCTTTCTCACGCTCTAGTTCTTGCTTGGCATCAAACTCTGTAGATTTACGTTCCATATCTGCTGCTTTTAATTGTAATTCCTGTTGCCTAATTGCAACAAGAGGATCGGTTCCTTCACCCACAGGCTCAACTGTTTGAGTAAATTCTTCTGTCAAGTCGGCAATAAGCATCGCCGCTTGACGTTCAATAGCAGGTTGTAACATCTGCATAGCCTCTGGATTTTGCTGCACCTCTGGCCCTGCTTGTTCCATCACCATTTGCTGTGCTTGTTGTTCTGCTAACATACCTATGTGTTCTTGAATATGACCTTGCAACGTTGCCATGGCTTGTGGATTTGTTTGAACCACAGGTGTAGACATAATCGCTAAGTGTGTTTCCATATGAGCTTTATGGTCTTGTTGCGGAAATGCTTGGGGCATGCCACCAGTGATTGCAATCTTATTTTCCATAGCAGCGTTAATTGGTTGTGGCTGTGGAGGAGGTGGTAATATTGAATCAATGTTGTTTACACCAAGTGCCTCATACATTTTGCGATATGCTTGATACAACCCTTGCGGCCCACCGTGAATTTGTGGGTTTGATTGCACTAATTGTAACTGTGTTTGTGCAAGCGCAATACGCTGTGCCATTGAAAAGATATTTGGATCACTAACAGGGAGAACATCAACCCTAGCGTCAAAGTCTTGTGCAAATATCTCGGGGCCAAACTCTGTTGATGGCATATACGGATACATCTGAATAGTTTCAGAGAAGACTTTTGACAATAGTTTAAACTCGATCTTTTGCGAGTAATGCATACGTTTGTGGATCGCAGACATCACTTTTGTACCGCGTTCCATAATAGCCATTGTTGTGCCAACAGGCGTTTCACCGCCCATTTCGGCTATTTTCATGTCTGCCATAGCAGCAAAACGCCGCCCTGCGTCCACGAGAGTACCCAAAAGATTATACAATGTGCCTGAAGGCTCTTTAAATGGCAAAGGCATCAGAGATGAGCGTATGTCGGTTCCTGCAACGTCTATATCTCTAAACTCTCCCGGCTGAAGTGGGCTGTCTTCTTCTCGAATTCTTGCGCCTCGTGCCTTAAATCCCGCAGGCAAGTTAGAAAGCGTACCTGCATCAATTAGCTGACGTAAAATAGAGGTAGAGGCTTGTGCCAAGCCACCAATCATGTGCGTAAGACCAAGGCCATAGAAACCAAGACCGGGTAGAAATTTATAATGCACAAAATAATCTTTGCGCTTCATCATTGGGTCCATCTCTTCGTAGTTCCTACGAATCGAAAGAACTTCGCCAGTATCTTCCACGATTGTAACAATATATGGGAGTTTTAAGCCGCTAGGAGCGCCATCATTGCCCATGTTCTCAAAGCCTTTGAGATCCAAATCAGTGTGAACCTCATACAATGTTAGTTCAACAGATGCATTACTAGGGTGAACACCCTGTATTTCGTTAATTGTCTCCTGAACCTCTGACATTTCTTCGCCGCTATAACCATTGTCAGGCAAATCAACGTCACGATAGAATCCCGCCAATTGAAGCTTTTTAACTTCGTTAGAATCCATCTTAATTACATGCGTAATTCTAGGACATGTGGGTAAATCTGTAGCTCCATAAGGCACAACCAGATCTTCAGCATGCACAAACTGACTTACGGCGCGGCCTTTTAGTGGGTCAAAGTAAACTTTTTTAAATGTTGAGCCTACAATCGGAAGATAAAACAGCATTTGATCCATTTCTGGGTCATATTCTTCCATTTCATAGGTAATCATGTAATTCATGTAATCTTTAACGCGCTCTGCCTGCTTTGTTAGCATTTCATTCTGCGCACCAACTACTTGTGTTCTGACAGGTCCAGTAGCAGGCAACATTTCACGGTATGCCTGTGCTTGGAACTGTGTAACGCTTTCAGCTAAAAGAGGATGAACAACGCCAGAGGAACCTTCAAAAGGCTCAACTCTTTCTTCGTTCTGCATTCCTAAATAATCTAGACCACGTTTGTATGTGTCTTCCCATTCTTGTCTGGATGAAAAATCATCATCAATACTACCAATCAAATCGTTTGATATTTGACCGAGATCTCCCTCTTCTATAAAATCTGCCAAATTAGCATCGAAAGCAGCCTCAACCGTTGCTTCCATTTCCGTGTATTCTCCAACAATAGCAGAACCATCATCAAATTCAAAAACTCCGGGCGATTGTCCAAGTTCTTGCACAACAACGCTTTCACCCTCAACTTGAGGCGCTTGTTCTAAGATTCCACCCGATCCTATATTAGGTTCAATAGCCATTTTCTTTCCCTTTTAGGTGTTGGAGCGAAAGTCGCTCAACCATCATGGAGCAGTAACACTTTGGGAGCGCCTGCATCAATGGGCAGGGAGATGCCACATTCGATATCTTCCGCCCCAACCTCAATATTCTGTGACTCACAGCAATCAAAGAAAACCTGATTTACACCAGATTTTAGCTTTTCTATATCAATATTGTGAGTCATATCGCTCATTATTTAGTACCAGAATAACTAATGCCACGAAGAGCGGCACCGCCCCCACGACATACTTGACCGCCGCCCATCATTTTTTGAACTTTAGTATTCTTTTTTTCTTTTCTTAAAATATCAAAATCCTCTTTTGATAGTTTTCCGTCTTGATTTTTATCAAGTTTTTTCTGACCACCTGAAAGAGCAACGCCACCGTCTTCCATTCTAGATAAGTCTTGGGCTGTTCTTCTAGCTGCACGATTTCCACGCTCAATAGCACCTACATCTGGTCGTGGCTTTGGCTTTGTCATTCCCATCATAGACATAGCCAATTTTTCTTTTTTACCAAGCATTTCATTCACAAGATCCATATCAGAATCTGACATGGCTCTTCCTGATTCATCGCTCATAGCATCAGCTATAGCAGCTTCTATTGCATTTCTTTGTTGTCTATCTTTTGCTCCTG